GCTGTGATTTTACTGCTACTTCAACAGTTACTTTAAATGAGAAAGTATTAACTCCTAAAGAACTGCAAGTTAACCTACAATTGTGTAAAAAAGACTTTATTTCAACATACCAATCTGAAGAAATGGGTATGTCTGCTCACGATGTATTACCTAAATCTTTTGCTGATTTCTTAATCGCTTACGTTTTAGAAAAAGTTGCTGCTCAAGTTGAGGTTGCTATTTGGAGAGGTGCTACGGGAACTTCAGGTTCTATTGACGGATTCATGACTCAATTAACTGTTGATGCTGCTTTACCTGCTGCTAACGAGGTTGCTGGAACAACTGTAACGGCTTCAAACGTTATTGTTGAGTTAGGTAAAATTGTTGATGCTTTACCTGCTACACTTTACGGACGTGAAGATTTATACTTATACGTTTCTCAAAATATCGCTAGAGCATACGTAAGAGCATTAGGAGGTTTCGGTGCTTCAGGATTAGGTTCTAACGGTTCAAATAATCAAGGGACACAATGGTATCAAAACCTTTCTGATTTAACTTTTGACGGTGTTAAAATGTTCGTTGCAAACGGATTAAATTCTAATACTGCAATCGCTACAACTGCTGACAATTTATTCTTTGCGACAGGTTTGTTAAACGATGCAAATTTAGTTAAAGTTTTAGATATGGCTGATTTAGACGGTTCTGAAAATGTACGTTTCATTATGAGAGCAACGGCTGCAGTTGGTTACCATACAGTTGGAGATATCGTAACTTACGGAATTACTAACGCCGCAAATTAGTAAATAACTAATTATCAATTAATTAAAGGGTGGTGCAATAAACGCCACCCTTTTTTATTAACATTAAAATATAAAAAATTATGGCTTGTGATTTAGCAAACGGTAGAGCGGAAAGTTGTAAAGATGCAGTAGGTGGTATTGATATCATTTACATAGCAAATTTCAATCCGACTATGCAATCAGATTTAACGTACGACGCTACGTCTACGGATATGATTACTGATGTAAACAATATTAGTAACCTTTACAAATTTTCTTTAAAAGGAAATAATTCATTTGTACAAAAGGGAACTTCTTCAAGAGAGAACGGTACAACTTTCTTTGAGCAAACATTAACTATTGACTTGAAAAAACAAGACGTTGCAACTACTAAAATGGTAAAATTATTATCTTATGGTAGACCACACATTGTTGTAAGAAATAGACAAGGTCAATACTTTTTAGCTGGTTTGGAATTCGGAATGGACGTAACTGAATCAACTATTGACAATGGTACAAACATGGGAGACTTCAATGGTTATAAATTAACTTTTACGGGAATGGAGCGAATTCCTGCAAATCATTTGAATTGTTCAACTGAAGCAGGTTTAGCGACTTTGTTTAGCACTGCTACTATTGTAACGGCATAGTATTAAACTATTACTACTTTAAAAGGCTATCTTAATCGGTAGCCTTTTTTATTTTAACAAATTAATAATTTCAACGTTTTAAGATTATGATAGTTTTAAAAGAAATCGGTACGGCTCAAACGTTTAGTTTCATTCCTAGAAGTGATACTTATACGACTATGACTATTACGGATGAACAAACGAATGTAACCACTACGGTAAGCATTCAAAGTTCTACAAACGTAACTTATTACCATACGATTACGGCAATCTTTTCACTTAAAGAGGAGCATACATATAGGTTAGAGGTTTTAAATTCAACAACACCCGTTTATATAGATAAAATCTATTGTACAAACCAGACTATTTCAGACTATACAATAAATAAAGATACGTACACAAGTACAAGTACATCAAATGACTTCATAATTTTAGATTAATGGATAACGAAAAAATACAAGTAATCAATCTAGCTGAATATAAAGCACCGATTATAAACGAAAGCACACGTGAAGATTGGGTTGAATATGGCGAGGATAATAATTATTTCCAATTCTTAATTGATAGGCACGTAAATTCGGCTACAAATAACGCTGTAATTAACAACATTACTAGACTTATTTACGGAAAAGGTTTAACTGCTTTAGATGCTAATAAAAAGCCTGCTGAATACGCTCAATTAGTTACTTTGATTAGTAGTGATGACATTAGAAAGTTATGTGTTGAGGTTAAGCAATTAGGACAATGTGCTATTCAAGTACACTACGATAAAAGCAGAAGCAAAGTATTAAAGGCTTATCATATTCCCGTTCATTTATTACGTGCTGAAAAGTGCAATGAAGACGGCGACATTGAAGCGTATTATTATAGTGATAATTGGGAAGATGTTAAAAAATACGTTCCTAAAAGATTAGATGCTTTTGGTTTTGGAAAGTCGGACATTGAAATACTATACGTTAAGCCTTATTCGGTTGGTATGAAGTATTATGCTAATGTTGACTATACGGGTGGTTTGCCTTATACCGTAATGGAAGAAGAAATAGCTGATTACTTAATTAATGACGTTCAAAACGGTTTCAGTCCTACAATGGTGGTTAACTTTGTTGGAGGTACGGGAACAGAAGAACAACGTAGAGATATTGAACGCAAAGCAAACGCTAAATTAACGGGAAGTAAAGGTAAAAAGATTGTTTATTCATTCAATAAGAATAAGGATAACGCTACAACTATTGAATCTATTCCATTAAACGAAGCACCTGCACACTATAACTATTTGAGTGAAGAGTGTATGAGAAAAATTATGTTGGCTCACAACGTTACTTCGCCTTTAATTTTCGGTATTGCTACAAGTACGGGTTTTAGTTCAAATGCTGATGAGTTAAAAAATTCATTGATTATCTTTGACAACCTAGTAATTAAACCATTTCAACAACTTATAACGGATGCAATTAGTAAAATATTAGCAGTAAATGACATTAGTTTAAAGTTATATTTCGAGGGATTAAATCCTTTTGAAGACCAATTTGCCAAAAAAGAAGATGCAATTGCACAAGACACAACATTAAGCGAACATATAGACTTAAATCAATTTGGAGAAGATGTAAACGAAGATGAATGGGTTTTAATTGATTCTCGTAAAGTAGATTATGATTTAGAAGATGAGTTAGATAAACAAATTCACGATTTAAATAACCAAAAACCTACTAAATTAAAACAATTAGTTAACCTAGTTAAGACTGGAACGGCAAATCCTAACGCTTCATCTGAACAAGACGGTAAAATATTTAAAACTAGATATAGATATTCGGGTAATATAGGCGACAATTCAAGAGGTTTTTGCAAAGCTATGTTAAACGCTAACAAAGTTTACCGTAAAGAGGACATAACTAGAATGTCTACGCAAGAGGTTAATAAAGGTTGGGGTCCTGAGGGTGCTGATAATTACGATATTTGGTTATATAAAGGAGGGGGAGACTGCCACCATTATTGGACCAGAGAAACATATTTAAGAAAATCGGATGTTAACTCGCCTTTAGCAAAGAAATTTACTGCAAGTGAAACTAGAAAGCAAGGAGAGATAGCACCCGTAAATGATAGCAGAGTATATCAACAACCAAAGGATATGCCTTACAATGGATTTTTACCAACAAATAAACGCTTTAACTAATGGCAGAAGCATTACTTATAAATAGAACAGATTTAGTTAAGCACACTAGCTTAAACGGGAATATTGATACAGATACTTTCATTCAGTATGTGAAAATCGCACAAGAAATTCACATAGCCAACTATTTGGGTACTGATTTATTCAACAAGTTAAAAGCTGATATTGTAGCGAATACTTTAAGCGGTAACTATTTGACGTTATTAACTAACTATGTTAAACCGATGCTCATTCATTGGGCAATGGTTGAGTGGCTACCGTTTGCAAGTTATACTATTAACGGAAAAGGTATATTCAAACATAGTTCGGAAAACGCTAGTAATGTCGAAAAGAATGAAATAGATTTTCTTATCGACAAAGAAACTAGTTTGGCTCAACACTATACTGAACGCTTTGTTCGATACATGAGTTTTAATCAAACTTCCTTTCCTGAATATAATAGTAATTCAAATGATGATGTATCTCCAGACCATGACACAAATTTTACTAGTTGGTTAATATGAAAAAAGAAGCTAAAAATAACAACCTAAAAAAGTTAACGTTATTATTAAAGAAGTTAGAACAAAATGAGCAATCAAAGAATAAGTGAATTAACGGCTAAGGGTGCTATTTTAGAAAGTACCGATTTATTTGAAATTTCAGATTATAACGGTACAACATACGATAGTAAAAGCGTAACAGGTGTTAATATTAAAGACTATATTGTATCATCAATAACGCCTACATCTTTAGGTTTAGGAAATGTCGTAAATGTTGATACAACAAACGCTTCAAATTTAACTAGTGGAACTGTACC